AATCAGAAGTGGGCGAACCCAATTCATCAACCTCTCTAACTTGTGTTTCAACCGTTACGCTTATCCCTCCGGGATTGCCTTCATCATTGTAAGACACCAGACCTCCGGCAAATGTAACGTCGTATTCTATATGCAATAATTCCGTCAAAGGTGCAGATGCTATGTATGATATCCAGTCAACGCCCAATTCTTGTCCTGATGCCTCGTTGCAAGTCCAAACTAAATTCGAAACAAGAGCAAGGGAGCCGGCAGGAGCGATTATGTTGTATGAGCTGTCTGCGTATTCCGTCAAAGGTGTATTGTCAATATAAACTTCTTCAACGGAATATTCGCCTACACCAACAATTCCGAGAAAATACATATATTGGTCATTGTCGATATTTTGTATATAAGATTGCTGTGCCAAATCGGGATAAGCACGAAAACGTCCAAAGTGCTCTACAAAAGGTTGCCCCAACCTTAAACGGTTGCTTCCTGTGTTGAATGAATAAACTGTATTCGGCGTTCCAATAGAACCAATTCCGTCTGGCATCAAAGACTTTGCATAAAGGTATGCACCTACACCAACCATAATTGTAAAAATTATAAAAAAGATCGAGCCGGGATCTGCCGGAAGCTCAACAAAAAATATACGCGCCGACTCTGGTAGAGCAGTATTCCATTTTGATCTGCACCAAGCATTGCCATTCACCAATAATATTGTTGGACGTTTCAGTTTCAAATATTTAAGAGCATCATTTGCAGTTGAATGTTTTGGTATCTGATAAGCGCAACAATCATCAGACGGCTTTAATGGATTTGTACTATGATATATTTGCATAACGCCAATACCCCACTTCTTTGAGATGATTCAATTTTAAACTCAGCATGTCACTTAATACAACTCCAATACCTTTTCGTGCATGCAAAACCAACAATTTTTCTTTTTGCACCACAACAACGCCGATGTGCGTTGTGCGCCGTTTGCCTTGCGTCAAATAAATAGCGTCCCCCTCACACGGTTCAGCAGTTTTAATCCAGCCAGCTTTGCGTGCAGCAATATCTGTAATTTCATGCACAGCAACATACGCAGCTTTGTGCGCTTCAACTGCAAAAGACGCCGGCAAATCATTTCTTTCAAATTCCTCTGACATAACTTTCCTGAACCAATAATAACAATTGTGTTCAGGTGTCCACGGCTGTCCAATATATTTCTCTGCCCAATGTCTCACGTACGTGCTCCTGGTAAATTTGTTGCGGTCATTATTCTACGTCCAAAAGGGATATTCACCAAGTCAGGATAAAGTGCGGTTATAATTGTTTGCGTGTCTGTGAGTTCAATATTATTTACAACCAACGCCACAGGTAATTCAGCTTCTGCCTCTTCTGCTACACCCTCACCTGTGTATTCTCGATAATACAAATACACCGGCGCGGTTTCTTTTGCCACGCTCCAAAGCATTGCGCGATATTCTGCAGGCAAAAAATCAATAGTTATTTGCAACTGACCGCGGACCGAAGCTTCTGTCTCTGGCAACGTCGCTTCTATGGTCGCCGGCTTAAATGTGCCATCTGCAGTGACCAATTCGCGTGACGAATTTACCAATTTAATTGGCGTTGCCCATGTAGCTTGTGTAAGTTGAAATGTCTCATAAATTGTAACATCAGCATCAGCATAAGCGTATGCCTCTTTAATTGCAGCTGTCATATCCATAATTAAATCCCCAAAGAATATTGATTGATAAAAGAATCAGATGTAAATCCGCCATAAGACAAATACAGCTTGCCGTCGGCTTGGCTTGCGCATAAAGCGCCTGATTTATAAAAACTGATATCATCATAAATCAAACTGGATATGTCCCAAGCGGTTGTTAAAGAATATTGATATATATATCCACTCTGACAAATAATCATTTTGTCGCCGTCATTGCTAAAAAACAGCGACCCTCCAGAAGACACGCTTGCATATTTGTCGGCATACACAGCAGTTGAAACGTCCCAAGCAGTTGTTAAAGTATATTGCCAAATATAATATGTAGAGTAAGATCCAGAGCAATATAATTTTTTGCCATCAGAACTAAAGAAAAATCCTAAACAGTTATATGGAGTTCCTGAGTGACCAGGAACATACATGGGATGAAAAGCGGTTTCATAGACCGCTGTGGCAACTCCCCATACAGCTGTCAGAGAAAATTGTTTTATTCCCACTCCGCTACCTCCAGCAATATACATTTTAAGCCCATTAGAACTAAACACTAATTGCGAAAGATTAGGATCATAAAATTCGGCGGCATACACGGCGGTTGAAATATCCCATGCAGTTGTTAAATCATATTGAACGATATAATATTTGCTATCGCTATTTTTACGCAACCGAACTAATAACTTAGCTCCATCAGCCCCGAATGCAAAATCTGTATATAAAGGTCTAAACGCGCTGCTCGCAGCAAATGATTGCTCAAAAACAGCTGTATTAATATTATACCAAGTAATCACTGGCGGCGTCACAACGCCTGTGGTCGCTGAAAGCCATGCCGATCCATCAACACAATAAGCAGACGGTGCAATTAAAAGCGTTACTGCAAAGTCCGACCAGTTAACATCAAGACCTTTACGTCTCGGATAGCCAAGAATACGTGCTTTATGGTCTGTATAGCCTATCGATGTTAACCACGATGCTGTAAACCAAGTTACGTCCATTCCGGTGCGGTGCCAAAAATATATAAAAGCTGGCACATCATTTTTGTGGATGCGAAATTGCACCGTTGCTCGATCTGGCGGTCTATGTCCCCAATTACGAATGGTGCGTCGACCTGATAATTGGCGAGTCGATTCCGTATTTTTACCTGGATAAATATTGACTGCACGCAGCGGCGATGGTAAAGTTGATGGCCAAACGCTCATGACTCCCCCTCTTCTGGTGGATAAATTTCTGGATCGTCATCGCTATCTAATTCAACCCCTGCCATTATATCAAGTGGCAGAGTCAACAACCAATAATTAAGCTTGCGACTCGTGCGCCATGATGGTCCATCATCTCTGAATTGGACAAAGTGAAAATCAAAACCTAAACCCTCAAGCCACGGTACAGTAAAAGGTGCGCTTTGAGAAATCGTGTCATCAAAAAATGTTCTAAATGCGGACAACTCCACTGAAGAAACAATCATAGAAAAAGTTGCCGTCCATTCTGGGTACGTTCTATTGCGTACAGGATTGCGCTCTTCTTCAACATCAAGCAATCCTGATCTTGGTTGTATCTCATAATCAAGTCTAACGCTTTGAGGCAAACCAGTTGGCCATGATTCCATTAATATTTTCTCCCATACCGTCGATCGAGTGCTGACGCCATGCCAGTTCCTCTCTGCATACGCTTCATAAGTTTTTCTTCAATCAATGCGATGTGCACATCAAGTGTCTGTCCGTCTTGCTTCACAACTTGCGCAGCAGTTCCTGGAGCTTCATGGATATTCACATTCATACCGAAACCGCCTTGATTATTGCCTTCAATGCGATCCAGCGTGCTGTCAAGTCTTTTAGATGTGCGCTCAGTAGTTACACGCTCCCCTTTTTCTAGCAGCCATGTACCTGACTGTGGCACAGAATCAATCCCATCATGAGCCAAACCAACCGCTGATATCGAAGAAACAATTGCAGCCATTGAAGACGTTGCAGAAGCCATAGCCGCCAAATTTGCAGGCCAAGGCAATGTCCCTGCCTCAGAGATCGCTTGAAACATATTCAAGGTTGACTCAGCAATTGAAAAAGCCTTGCTCACAGCAAACATTGCCTTGTAAGCCTCAGATTGTTCCCCCGAATATGTACCTACAATATCAGCCATGTCGCCAAACATGCTGGAAGAAGCTGATAACATCAACGATGCGCGTGCCGTCTCAATTTTAATTAATTCAGCGGAATGCTCCTGAGCCAATTGCACTTCTTTTTCATTCCAGGTGGCTTCCATGTCAGAGCGTTCTTGGCGATATCCAGACAGCAGCTCTAGCTGTGTAGCATACCAAGATTCAAGCTCTTGCTGTTGTGAGTTAAGACTTTCAAATTCTCCAAACGATGTATTGCCTCCATCAAATTTTGGAGCGTCTTCAAACCATTTTCCGGCAGCATCTTTTTGCGCTCTTGAATAAGTCTCCTGACTAATGGCTCCGGCATCAAGTAGTACGTTGAGGCGTTCCATCTCGTCAGCATACTCTTCAACCGCAGTGCGCATGTCTTGGGTAACTTGCCTCCCCTCATCCGTCAAAGTCTTTCGTGCCTCTTCAGCTTCAGTTTGCGTCTCCAACGTGGCAACAGATTGCAGCAAGGCGTCCACAGATGCAAGTTGCTCTTCCGTCGCTCCTTGCATCTTCAACTTGTAAATATCTATTTCCCGAGAAGACATGCCAACCGTATCAAGTTGCAGCTGCAATGCAGAAGTTTGTTTTTCAATAGATGCGGTCAATTTCTCTGTAGCTTTTTTCTCATCATCATACCCCAATTCTTTACGCAACTTTTTCATCCAGTCAGAAGACTCTTTTATTTGTTCACTAAAATCTTGCATGCCAGTGTCGTTTGGCTTTACTTGAATTTTATCAATCAGCTTCGCATACTTTTCGCCTGTTTCCTTCAATTGGTCTCCGGTAAACCCTGCGGTAGTTTTCAGCTTCACCAAAGCCTCCGGAGCATTCTTGCCAATTTTGTAAAGTATGAGTGGCGTAAAAAGTGCGTCGGTAACTTTCAAGTCTTCGCCCAGCGCACCAAAAGTCTCTGCAGCAACCGCAGCAAATCCACCAATAGCAGCTCCTGCCAAATCAAACGCGGCAACCACGCCCACGCCGGTCGATGCCAACCACTTCATAGAATTTGCCAACCCAGTCGCAATGACTGAAGATGCTGTGCCTTCTTCTGCTATATCAATCATCGATGCAGTGATATTGTTCAACGCCGGCAACAATTCAGCTGTGACTTGATTCCAAAAGCCTTTTGAAACCGCAGACAGAACTGTGAGTGAATCATTAAATTGTTCTGCGCCTTTTGCAGCCTCATCGCTTATGACATATCCAAGCGTCTCGGCTTGGTGCATTAACTCCTCAATACTTTTACTCCCCGCATTCAAAAAAGGAATCATCCCAGATCCAGCCTTGCCAAACAACTTCATGGCTATAGCTGTTTTGTCCACACCGTCAGGCATATCAGCAAAGATATTAGACAACTCTAATAACACATCCTCACTGGACCGCATATTACCTGCCGCGTCCGTCACTGACACGCCCAACGCTTTAAAATAAGCCTCAGATGCTATGATGCCGGAAGCGGCATCTCCCATGGTTGCGCTAAGACGCTTCATGGACTTGGTGAAAGTCTCCTGTTGAAGCCCTCCAATAGATGCGGCAAAAGACAGAGATTGATACGCTTCCGTCGTCAAACCTATCGCCTGTGAAGTTTTGCGCGCATTGTCTGCAGAATCAATAGTTTGCTTAATAAATGCAGCAGTTGCGCCTGCAGCAATAGTCAATCCCGCAGCAAGAGCAGTTCCCATGCGCTTTAAATCTTTTGACATCTGGCTAGATGTCTTCTTCGCATGACGCCCTGCCTTATCCATAGGACCAGTAAAGCCACCAGTCTTTGCAACGAGATTTAAAGTTAATGTCCCAAGATTACTTCCCATATCATCATTCCCATGTTGTGAGATCTTTTATTGTTAATTCCGGCTCATCCATGTGCGGAGAAAAATCATGCACTTTAAAAGGTTCTGAACCACTCTTGCGCCAACGATTTGCGAGCATCTGCGCAATTAATGCAGCGGCATGTTCCACTCTCATCCCAACATTCAGAGTTCCCCTCTTGCGTTTATAATCAGCCCAACTGCAAAATTCTTGATAGCTTAATCGGCACTGTGCTTCCTCGATAGTATTTCCCCCAATTCCACACAGCACCAATTCGTGCCAAAGTTCATCAAGTTCTGTTAGGCTTTCGTTTTTCCCGAGGAGTTAACCTCCGCAACAATATTTAAAAGTGCCACAGTTAAATTGTGGTTCAATGGTCCACGTTTCGGGTCTGAGTCGCCATTGATATCGCCAACGGTGAATATTGGCTTGCCTTCTTCATCGCAAATGCAAGCTGCAATTCTGCCCGCAACCATGTTCCCAGAATCCCCAAACGCACGCACATCAGCAACCGCTGATCTATAAGATAATTTGCGGACACAAGTGACTGCTGATAGCTGTGCGCCATCTTGTTCCCATGTGATTGTCTTTCTCACAGGCGCACCGATGAATGCGCCTGCACTTTGCAGCACATCAACGCCCAACTTCATAACAGATTCTGGGTTATTTTCTTTTTTCTTTTGTACCATAATTCTGCCTCTTTACTTTCTTGTTTATTTAGATTATTAGCTTGCCTCAGTCAATGTTGCCACTCCGGTTCTTTGGATCGAAACAGAAGATTTAACAACACTATTAGTGCTAAAATCAAATGGAAAGTCAGCAATGTACCCGTTATACTGATACCATGTACGCCCAGAGCCAAGCACAAAATCACCGTTAGAATCGACTGTAGGAACGTCAGTACCATCCGACCACCCAATCGCCCATTTTACATACTCAACATTATCATCTTGTGCAAGTTCGTGCAATCTTAAATGACTTGCATTTTCAGGATCAGCATTAATCTCCATCGAAGCTTGTCCCGGTGTGCGCATACCCCTCAAAAAGGTTTTTGCCTCATCAGTCAATGATGTTGTTTCGATTTGATCTGCTGGTGCCCCTCCTGGATTAAAGGATACAACTCCGGTAACTTCTACAACTGAGTCGTCTGCCGGATCAATAAAATAAATCTGTGTTCCCTTAGTTAATTTAGCCATAATGTCCTCCTTTGGTTATCTGGCTGTCAAAAAATTTACGTCAAACGAATACCGATAAGCTCCTGATTCAATATCTTTGTGACCGCCTCTCCAACTAGAAATTTCTGCGGTCAACTCTATCACATCTCTCAACGCTTCTGCAGCTGCACGCGCTGAGTTTGGTGTTGATCCATAGACATCTATCTGCACAGTAAATAGATCTATATCTGGCGTGTTGGTGATATAACTCTCTGGGCTACCGCCAACAACTTGCCAAACTGCATATGGCAATGCGACTGTGTCTGGTGCAGAACCAAACAAAAATAATCGAACAGGATCTGTCCCTAATATATCACGCACACCGGCGTCTACAGAAGCTATCTCGAACAGCTGCGGGTACATCGCTCATCCCCTCGCTTTCTTTGCACGCTTTATAGATCTAAAAAGCGCTTTTTTAAATTGCGTCAAAAACTCTGAAGTTGCCTCCCCAATATTATCTTCTAAGGCAGATCGCATAAAAGGACGTGCAGGCATTTTCTTAGTCCCAAATTCTAATAGTCTCCAATGAGGTGTTGCCGCACTTGCTTCTTTACCGCATCCTGTCGTTAAAACTGCCCCTTGTTTAATTCCCACACGAAACATCAAATTGCCTGTCCGTCTAAATTTTCGGGGGCTAAATCGCACAGCAATATTGTCTGTGATTTTCCTACCAGTCAATGGATCATCTAAGCGTTGCGCATTTAGCTTCAGAGCATTCGCAACAAGATTGGCAGCCTTGCGCAAAGCAAAACGTCCACTTTTACGTTTAACATCGCCATTGACTTTTTTAAACATTGCGTGCAATTCGTCAACGCCAAGCAAAGAAAATTTCAAATCATTCATGCCGACTCCTTAAGACTATCATCTCACAATCCCTCTTTTTGGTAAACAATCACTTGTAATTCCATGTGCATCTATTAACTTTAATTCTTTTGTTTTCTTGTTGTATTTATATGTTCTATGATATTCCAAACAGCAATAATAAATCGACTTTCTGGTTTCTAGTGCTTTATGTAACTTTTTATTTTTGTGTATCGGGCAATTCATTTTCCTTGATCTCCAATAGTTCTACAACATCATCAATTTGATCTATTATAAACACTGCATTGCTACTAAAATCACTATCGCCCCAATCTCTCACCTTTTCTATAAAATGTTTAACGATATATAATTTTCTGTAGATTTTTTTCATTTACCCACCCAACTGAAAAGATATGTAAAGCAATAATAACCCACAAAATAATTTTAAAATGAAATTAATAACCTGACTAATCGTTGTAGCTTTTTGGCTCATACATATTTTTTGTTGTTTTTCAAGGCTATCAACTTTAGCCACCACTCCGGGCGCACCATTACCATTAAGAATTTTTAATGCTAATTTCACATCGTTGCTTAGATTTTTAAATTCTTGCAATAATAATGGATATTCTTTTCGCCTTTCGTCCATGGCATTATTCCTTTCGTTATTTTTTAGGTTGTCTTGGTGTCCCCTGATTTCCTGCCCCTCCACCACTGCCATCTCTTCTTGGTGTTCCGCCGCATCTTCCGCCGCCTCTTGCCATGATAATTACCTTTCTATTTATCATCAACTTTAATAGTAATCTTCTGCCCTGGTTCAAGCTTTTCAATCTTTATATTTATGTGATTACCTTCTCTGTCTTCAAGTGGTGCTGTGGTTACTGTCATCACCCCGACTAAACACTTAATTTCAGGAGTGGGGATATATCCACCTGGGCTTAAAGGTTCAATGTCAAATGCAAACTCAAATCTATCAATCGGCATTGCAGTTCCCTCAGCCGGAGTTAAGTTTTTTATGTACTTACTAATATCGTTAGTTATCGTAAAGTAATAAATCTCAACTGGCATGGCATTTGCCGCCTTGGCATTACAACCGCCAGAAGTAAAATATGTTATTGTCATTAATAAGATAACTAGATATTTTTTCATCATTTTTAATCCATTTTTAATTTAATACGTACCGCTTTAGTTATGCTCTGCTTGATGTTACTTTCTTTATTTATTAAATTTATTAACTGATTAAATTCGTTGCTTGTTTCGTCAACAAGGTGTGTCGCTGGGTTATCTGGTATATTTCGGAATATTATCTTTTTCTCTCTGCCAGTTGCTTTTCCCTCAGCATCTACCTTGCGGTATATAATTTTCGCAGTAGAAGAAAATGCTAGTATTTTAACTGTATCTAATTTCCAAACTGCAACGTCAGGGATGACTTCTGCCTGTGTTATGTCCTGAGCAAAAACTAATTTTATTAATATTGCCCATAAAACTAAACTAATCATCAAACTGTTTCTTATTCCTATTAAAAGTCGCATTTCATCTCCTCTAGTTAAACATCTTTCCAATAAAATTACTTAGCCAACATATAAACTTAAACCCGCCAGGAGTAAGCCTTGCGCCTTGATACTCAATAAATTCTTCAGTTACAACAAATACAGGCGTTCCCTCGACTGTATCAGTTGCTTTGCCATCAACAAAATATTTATTGCCAAACGCAATTCCTTTTGGGTACCCATAATATTTTTCAGATTCAAGAGTTCGCCATCCATTCAGATAACTATAATCAGCGCCATTGACTAAATCCGCCCAGACATTCGCCCATTGCGCTGTGGTTTGTGTTCCCAAATCTCTTGTGCCGTCTGCTTCGGGGTTAATATCTCCTGATACAGTTTGCCCGTCAGTAATCAAAGGCATCTGAATGTCAAATCCTAAAATATTCGAATCTTGCCTAGTTAGTTCGAAGTTGTCTGTGGTGTCGTTGACTTGCCATTGGATATACTTTCTTGCGGTGCCTGCTGTGATATAGCCATATTGTTTTATAGGTGCGTTTGTAGTATTCCCATATTGATTAAAGTTATATTCTAATCCTATAAAACCACACCTTGAATCTCCTGAACTTGCGTTGAATGTCATATGAGCACCATATCCACTAGCTACAAAATTTGCATTGCCATACGAATTAATAACCATGCCAAAATTAGTATCGCCTTCATTAGCCATTCTTTTCACCCGAAAATACTTTCCATCCTCACCATCCCCAACATCCTCACCACCAAACAACACAATATCACCAGCAACAGAATCGCCTAAATGTAACTCTCCACTAGCCCAATCAATTTGTGCGTCAGTTTTGTCGTGATACATTTTAATATAATCTAATACATTTGTACTATCATTACTGTAAGCATAAATTATATCATCTGCACCTTTAGTTGGTCTTGCTCGTGTACCAAGCCCAACCATATAATCACCATCCCAATTTCTACCAGTTACACCAGTAGTAGAATCTCCCCAAATAAAGTTTGACGTTGTTTCATAATCTGATGTTTCATTTTCATTATTTGTATTGCCTGTCCCGCCAAGAGTAAACGTGCCACTGCTACTTAATAGGCTAGGAGCTGTAATAGTTCCTGCCACTTTCAAACTATCAGATAAAACAAAATCAGTTCCGTCATGGTCTATTGTTTCAGTACCCAGGGTGATGTTTATATTTTCTCCTAATGCTAATCCACCATCAGTACTTAATACAACACTATCAATCCACTCAGACAACTCTGTCCCCTCTGATGATGTCATTGCCCAATAACTACCACTCCTTAATCCAGCCAATTGATCTAAGTCTGTAACGCTATTAAAACTTTCTTCCGATATTCCAGGTCTTACGTCTTGCCAAATTGCTGTTGTAAAATCAGCGTCCCCTTGCTTATAAATTATTGCTGTAAGTTTTGGTACTGGCTCAAGCCCTGGAGGCGTTGCAGGTAAAGGTGCATCTAAAGCATCAGCAGCATTATTCCAGTAAGTAGTTGGATAGACAAAACCTATCTTTCCATTCATATATATTGTTAAGCATTTGACATATTTATTCAACGGGATTGATACTAAGTTAGTTCCATTATCATAATTTGCTGTGTCAATTTCCGCATTAGTATCGCTATCCCAAGCTCCGCTAGTATGAAAATGCCTGACCATTGCTGTATTTCTTGATTTAATTTCAATAGGAGTTTTCTCCTCCATTGCTTCTTTCCAAAGCACCCCTGCCGACATAACTAAATCTAAAGGATTTGTTGCATCCGTATCTTCGCCAACTTCCATCCCACTAATTATGCGATTAGGAAATAATACCCTGAGTCCTCTCCGTCCATTAGCAATGCTTGAATCCATCTGCGATGTTGTCCTGTAACTATTTATATTCCCATCATACACAGATCCAGTTGCAACTAAAACCTCATCACCAGTTGGTGCTACTGTTGAAACAGTTAATGTTGTCCCACTGACCCACTTTAGATAATTGACTGCATTGTCTGTAGCTGTTCCACTTCCTGCATCTACAATAATAAAATCGTAATTAGCAACATCACTAATCTCCGTAGAAGACCACTCAAAACCAAGTCCTCCTGTCAAAGTGATTGTTATATCATCAACCACACCTCTATTAACAATATGCGCAAAAGCATCTCTAATTGTATGTCCGTCATGGTCTGGAATATCAGCGGAACTAACTTGATTAGTACCTGTGCCAAAATCTATATGAGTATCTTTTACGTTATCTGTATCAGCTGTCAATAGTGCGTTAGGGTCTGTCTCAGTGATTGTTATATCATCAGGTATGTCATTGTCGACTAAAGTTCTAAAAGTGCCGGAATCAGCACCATCCCCTACAAATATCTCACCATCTAATATGCCTGTAATTATGGTTTCAAGAGCATTTATCTCTGCCACACTTGAAACAGCTTGATCCAAATACTCTTCTCCTACACCTTTAATGCCATCACCATCCAGATCAGCAAATACACGCCCTGAATCCTCTGCGATACAAGCACCATCAATATCAACGCCTCCAGGAGCCAATACCTTGGCGTTCGCATCAGCTGCAAAAAATAATAATAAAAATATTAAGCTGTAAAACCACCTTTTGTGACCCATACACCATTCTCCTTTTTTTGGACAATCAAATCATCACCAATCACTTTAATTCTCCAAATGCCTCTTGTTCCTATTTCAACAATTCCAATTTCATCACTCATATCTCACTCCAAGATTAAGCTGCAAACCCGCCTTTTGTAACCCATACGCCACTCTCTCGACGCTGAAACAATAAATTGTCCCCGTCCTGCTCAACTCTCCAAGAACCATCTTCGCCCACACCGGAATCTCCTACAAACCATCTGCTTGGTAGTGGGTCATATGACGTTTCCGCACCAGAGTCAATTTCTTTCAGCATTAAAGTCAAATACTCTAAGCCAGAGTCTTTATCTGGCAACGGTGGACCAACTATCTCATATAATTTAGAGCGGAATAAAATTCGCATCTCTGCAAAAATATCAGATCTATACCTGATTGCTGCACGCACAGAAGTTTGTTCTTGTGCAGTTGCAGCAGCTATCCGTTCCTTAGTCGAATATGGTTCAAAAGATCCCCAGACAGTCGTCAGCGAATACCAAGTGGTTTCCATCTCCCCGGTATCTGAATCTTGTTCAGATGTCGGCACCAAAATATTCAATCTATGTCTTAATTTACCTGCATCAAGCATTTTCTCTCCAAAAAGCATAAGTTGTGATATCTTCTCGACCAAAAGAACGCTCTGTATGGCTGCAATCAATCAAGCCAAAACCCTGATCGGCAAACCAATCAATAATCCCGCGCTCAGTAAAATACCAATAATGTTCATCTTTGCGAAAATGTTTGCTGCGCAAAAGATGCTCACAATTCTCAAAAATCGGCATCGACACGAAAACAAACTTGCGCGCTCTACCAACAACAGCTTTGATGTCTTTGATATGCTCCAAAGAGTCCCAAAAAGTTAACGCATCGCATTTTTGTTCATAAATATCGTGCCAAAGCGCGCGATCCTTTAACCAACGCACAGCAACTGGATTAATATCAAACCCAAATGCTGCACCGTGAGTCGCAACAAACTGACCGCAGCCTATGCCGACATCAACTACTTCTCCTCCATAATTGCGATTGACAAAAGCAACTCGCGCATCAGTAATACGCTTGCCGCGCTCTGTGGTTGCATATCCAGCATATTTATCAAAATATTTTTTATCATACAGGAAATCATCAACAGGAAAATATCCAATCCCCTTTTCAGGAAGCCAAATTAAGCCTGTATCAATAATTGCTCTAAGCACAACGAGTCAAGCTCCTTTTTAAATTTCTGTTCAAAATTAGTTATCGTTTTTTTACAAGCATGATTCATTTTTGTGCACCGGCAATAAGTATCAGGATAAATCCAACGAGTTTTGTTCAAATCCATCGGAACACCGGTCACTTTTTCTGGAGCATTGTGACCGCCCTGACCTCCCAAAATAGTTATTAACGGCACATTGCAAGCAATCGAAGCCGGAACGATCCAGCCGACACCACCAACAACAACTGATGCGCCCTGAATTAATCCTAATAATTGTTCTAATTTTAGCTCGCCGTGATTATAAGCCTCATCACAAACCGGCAGATGGTCAGCCCATTCAACTCCCCCAACCAAGTCTGCCACAGAAATTACTTTCAGCCCGCTGTCTCGCAAAATATCAGCTGCTTTGCAAATGTATTCTGAGCGCGGAGAGCGCGCTGTATTTTTCCACTCAGCACGTATTGATGCAGGTCTCACAACCGCATACGGGATATTGCTAAGTGGTTTGTCAAAATTTGGCAAATCAAAAATCTTAGCTTTTACCCCAAAACAATACGCCATTGCAATCATAACTGATGTATTTGTCAGAGAGTAAGCACCTGCGTGATACTGTATACGTTTATTAACCATTGCAGGTGCTTTGTGCCAAATCAAACCATCTTGCGCAGCAACATTCTTTTGCTGCGTGCGCAAACGTGTGTGACCAAAGACGGGGTGAACGTTAGGCAAGTCTTTATAAATCTGAGGCCATGTCGTACGCAAATAAACATCTCCTTTAATCTCGCGCACAAATGCGCGCTGATAAATATTGTCCCCTAAACCATACATACCTTTAATAACCACAGCGATCTCCTTTGCCATCCAGCACCCTTTCCAAAGATGCTGTATCAAAACAAGTCAGTTCGGTATCTCTACTGCAATTGACAATCTTCACACCAAGATCATTTGCATTTTTTGCCACCTTGCCAAATTGTGTATGCCACTTGCGCAATTTCAACGCATCAGGATTTTTAAGAAAACGCCGGCTGTGACTCCCATGCCAATGAATACCTTTTTTTAGTGAACAATCATACCCCAAGAGTGCGATATTTTTAAATCCTTTTGTGATACCAAATTGGATTGCTCGCATCCCCGAATTATAACCGCCTCCAACTGTATGTAAATTTATGCCATAAGCTTGATGCGCCTTACGAGAACATGTCCACTTTTCAGCAGCTAAATCCGTAACATCACGATTATAAGCATTCCACCACTTTAGATCTCCTGCATATAAATAATTGCAAAACGGAGCCATTTCCCAAGAATTATTAACAGCAACAACTTTCACTCCGGCTTTTCTCACCATCTCACAATCTGATGCAACCAGACTTGGCCCAGAAGCAACACAAACCAAATCAGTCCAAATCATCGCTTGTAATTCCCCATGTTTTTAAAGGGTACAATAAAGCGCACACAGAAGGCGGCAAGGTGGCTACATTGTATTGCGGAGATCCAGCATCACGATAACGATGCATATCACCAACCAAAAGCATGACTGCGGCTTGCACTTGATATGGCACTTCAATTTCACCATCACTGTCTGAATCTCCAAAATCTGCCAATTCCATTTCAATATAATCCAGCACAGCAGCCGACGCAGCGTATATTTTTAAATCCAAATCATTAGCCTCATCTGTCGCATCATCAATCCTGAGGTGGTCTGCTACTTGCTGTCGTGTTACAAGCATGCTCATAACTGCACCTCTCTAGCATCTTTGCCTCGCTTAACTGCTAACCGCCACTCTGCACCTTTTCCTGGAGATTGATTTGGATTATCAACTTGTGCAATCCAAAACGAACCTCCATAAGTCACGCCGTCGCCTTTTGTATATTCTTTTCCACCTTTATAAATGCCAGCATCAACTACAATTGGCATCTTAATTATAAATTCTTTTTTATTTTCACCTGCCTCAAAAACAATTTTCAAACGCTTAGCATCAAGCTGAACAACGGACAACTCATCAAACCCCAAAGCATCTTTACCATCTTTACCTGCCATTCCATTCTCTGGGCTCGGAATCTTATCAATAGCTTTTTGCAACACAATCATAGCACGTCTTTCAAATTCCAATTCCCAAACCGCTACTTGACGTTGCACGACAGCTTCTATGTCCTTTTCATTGATGTTGGCTCCATCTTTTCCGTCAGCTCCTGAATCGCCTTTAGCTCCTTGGATTCCGTCTTTTCCATCAACTCCTGAATCGCCTTTGGCTCCTTGGATTCCGTCTTTTCCATCAACTCCTGAATCGCCTTTGGCTCCTTGGAT